GTTTAGAAGTTACTGCTTTATAAACTTGTCCAAACAACCCTTCTAATACAAATTGATGTGTCTTGGATTCAGTCAATGTTCCAGTAGTTCCAAATCTATATCGACAACTCACCATCTTTTCAAGAATACCTTTTAATGAAGTTGCACTACATAAGTGAGCCTCATCACCAACTACCATACCAAATTGTTTAAAGTATGGAACTCCAAGACGAAACAATGATTGCCAAGTTGAAATTACAATCTGTTTATCTGTTTTCTTATCTCGACCAGAATATATCATATGACATTGACTTTTACCATCCCACTTATCGTGTGAAGAATAGTCCAAGAAATCGTTATACATTTGTGTAACCAGATTAGTTGTTGGTACAAGTATCAGTATTTTATCATTATCTAAGAAATGTTGATGCCATCTTATTAATGAATATATAACTAAACTTTTACCAGATGATGTTGGTGAAAGTAAAAGAGCTCTCTCTTTCTTTACACAATGAGTAAATGATTCTATTTGATAGTCTCTTGGTATGATTGGTTTGTTCTTACAATGAAGATTCAAAGACTTGAAGAAATCATCAATATTTTCTTTAGATAAACCAGAGGTGGGTGTAATACTTATTAAATCACTTTTAACTGGATAATTTCTTTTCATAGCAAACTTCATAAGATGGTCATATAAACCAGTATAAAGTTGCTGTGTCTTTATATTAAATAAACGAATCTTGCCATCCCATATCTTATTTCGATACTGTGGCATAAATTGAAAGCCCGGGACTTGAAATGAAAAATATTCATTCAGTTCCTGAGCAATATGTCTTTCACAGGAAATCATTAAAAATGTTTCATTCTGTTTTCCAACAGTTATCATAATTAAAAAGCACCACCCATAAACTTTTGGTGTTCAAGTGCGTTCTTTATATTAAAAGATTTATTTTGCATTACCTTTCCAGCTTCCACTACCAGTTTTAATTTTTCAGTCTGTGCCATTATTCGATCTTGAATTTCATTTAAAGTTGAATCTGAATCCAAGAAAATATTAATATCTGTTTTTAAAACTTTATGGTCAAATGGTTCTTTATCATATACTTCAGGATCTGCTTTTCCCATATAGTACATCCATCTATTATATCTCGCAACATTATATTCTTTTTCAAGAAATCGCAAACGCAAAGCTTCATCATGGGCCATTTGCTGATACTTGACTGCTTGCTCAGGAATCTTAAGCGACTCAACATCCAGTTGAGTATGGTCTATTTTTTTATCTTTTTCTAATTGGATTTTTATATCATCAATTTTCATACAACTATAATAACATATTAGAAATGAAAATGCAAGGAAAAGAAATGTTCATATAATCTTGACTATATCAAACATTCCACGAAAGTTAAAAGTCGCGTCAACAGCAATAGGATCCATGCCTGTGGGTGTAGAATCAAACATAATTGAACCTAACGAGGTAGGAAAAACATCTGTAAAAGTAATTTTATAATTTGGATTCGATTTATTAGTATGAAGAACAATATCTAAATCAGAGTATTTGCTCATTTCTTTTGAAGCAGCTGATGGTTCTTCCAACGCTGCAAACTGTTCATAATTTCTAGGAAAACCAAGTGCTGTCATCCAGTTGTATATCTCAATATAATTCTGCAAATCTTCATCTAATATAAAACTAAGACTCATTGCTTCATATGTAAGAGTATCACCTTCAAGTGCTGTGTTCATAAAAGGGCTGGCTTCATGTGTTTCACCAAGAACGACTGAGGGTAAATTGACTCGTTGACAAAAATACTGCACATTAGGAAGTCTTGAAAAACTAATATCAAAGCTAATAACATTTAATTGATTCAGATTAGTGGGCTGTGAATCTGTGATTTTACTCATTTATTTTTCTCTGTTAATATTTCAACATCTTTAATATCTTCTTCTGTTATATCTTCAATATTTATACCATTATTTTTAGCTAGTCTACGTTTATACCATTCTTTAATTTCTTTTGCTTTCTCTTTTAAATCCATTTTTTATAACTCCTTGTTATATATATTTATACTTGAACCATCACGACATACATAATATAACATAAAGAAAAGCCCAATACAAGGAAAAAGTTAAGAATATTTGATGCCTTTTCTATTTAAATGCATCCGGTTAACTTGGTGTTCTATTTGTATCTCCTCTTTTGACCTACCATCATACTCAACAGCCATATGTTCTTCGATCATTAATTGATTGATATTCACATCATCAACAATAATCTCTCCTAATATTCTGCCATATTTTCCCTTCTTATCCAGATGGGTTCTTAAAGTAATACATGAACCTTTCTGACATTGCTCTTTCAAAAACTTGGCAGCCAATTTGCCGTAAAATTTTTCTTCTTTATCTCTTGTACGCGATTCAGGAGTATCAATACCATACAACCTTATTCGCTGTTTGGCAAGAATCATACCAAAACCCAAATCAATATCTACATCTACGGTATCACCGTCTACTATTCTTCGTATTTTAGTTTTATATTCATGCATCTTATTTCATTGAACATGGCATCCAAACCTTTTCATGTTTATGATAATGAATGTTTCCCCCACAACGTAACCACTCTGCGGCTTTTAATGCTTCTAATGGTGTTTGATAAGTATGATCAAAAATGTTTTTAGAATTAGTAACTCCCTCTGGAGCCATATTAACTCCCTCTGGTGCCATAAACGGAACAGTAGGATGTTGTTGATGTGGAACACTACGCCTATGTTTTGGTTGTTTATGTATAACTGTTTCATTTTGTTCTATAAAAGAACCAAGCAATTCAAAAAATGTTTCTTTATTTCTATAACCAATAAGACGAGCAATTTCTTTATCATCCCATATAATAAATGTAGGTGTTTCTCTAATTGGTTGTAAACGACCTTCATCAAAAGCTTTTGCTATCCACTCCGGCATATCACCTTCCATAGTAATTACCTTCAAAGGAAGATACTCTGAATATTCCGTTTCATAGTATGTTGGTTTAACTTCGTTTAAAAAAGATTGACAATAACTACAATGTGGATTACTAAACATTAATAATTCTGCAGCTGCAACAGGAAGGGAAAATAACAAAAACAAACAGGCTAGTAATATTTTTTTCATATTGTTCTCCAAACAAAAAAAGAGGGACAGGGACAAGTCCCTATCCCTCTTTTAATTAAAAAACTAACTTGAATTACATCAAGTTAAGTACTTTGAACTTGCGATAGTAAGTATTGTTTCCAGAACCAAGTCCACCACTAAACGGGTTATGAGTCATACCATAACGAGTTTTGAAGGCAATCTTCGGTTGGAATGTATTCTCACCCATTGCTCTAACCATCTGCAACGGAACGTAAGGACAATAGAACATGCCAGCATCATAAGGAGAAGTTCCCTTATAACCAACAGTTACCATATGTTCAACAGCTGTTCCATCAGATTTCATGTAATACGGATCAACATAAACTTTCATTCCATTGACCGTACCAACCATTGTGTTGACATGCGTGTCATTGTTTACACTTGCTTCCATAGCAGGAGCGTAATCAAGAACACCAGCCATTGCCAATGCTGATGCAACATCATTCGTTGTCATAATGAAATTTCCTTTACCACGTCGCGTGGATACAGAAATTTGATTTGCTTCGCGTTCGATTTGATACAATAAACCTTTGAATTTTTCAACCATCCAACGACCATTAGAGTCGGTGTTAAGATCGAAAGAACCAGCAGTTGTAACTGTACCAGCAGGTGCGCCAACTTTTGCAGCAGTATAAATTGTACGAACTACTTCCCGATTAATTTCAGAAAGAATTTCCGTAGAAAGAATATTTGCCAATTCTGTTTCAGCATCCAAACCATGTACGGCTTTTAGATCCTGAGCAAGTTCTGTTGAATACTCTGCCCTTAATGCACGGGTTTTGGATTCTACAGCATGCTTCTCAATCGTGAAAGCCATTTCAGGAATAAGATTATTTGAAGCATCACCAAGAGCTTCACCAGTTGCCGTTGCGTTACCAGTACCATGTGTCCAAGTACCATCAAAAGGATTGTTGGTATCATCAGTAGGAACATGAGTACCAGCGCCAGCGAAGTCTGTATCAGCTTCATCAAACAATGCTTCGTTAGTATTACCGGCTGCTTGTGCAGTATATTTAGAGTGCATAGCAAAGATCAATCCCGTAGGACCGGTCATTGGCTGAACACCACATACATCATAAGCAATCATTTGAGGCATCGCTCTGCGAACTAGAGAAATAAGAATCGGATCCCAAGCAGCAACTCCACCAGTTTCGGTAGCACCATAAGCGGCATTACCCATGCTGTTTGCAGGAGCAGCTTCTTGAAGATATTTTTCTTGATTCTCAAGCAAGCGTCGAGTTACATCTCTGCGATACGGGTCTTTAATTGGTTCAAGATCCGGATGCTCAATGACAT